CCGTACCTGTGCCCGGCGCACATCTGGACAATTGGCTACGGTCATGTGCTGTATCAGGAGCAGATTCGCCTGCCGATGATGCGCACCGAAGACAAGCCAGCGCCGATGATTCGCAAAGAAATGCCGCTCAAACCGGAGGACAGCCGTGTCTGGACAAAGAAAGAAACCGACGACCTATTCTCAGCGGACGTCGCGTCTTTTGAACGTGGTGTTCTTCGACTTATTCCCAATTGTGCTGGCCATCAAGGCCGGTTTGACGCTTTGGTCAGTTTTGCATTCAATGTAGGCCTTGGGAATCTCCAGCGTTCGACCATCCGGATCAAGGCAAACCGAGGGGAGTGGGAAGCCGCGGCAGATGCCTTCTTGCTCTGGAACAAGGGTGGGGGTAAAGTGCTGCCAGGGCTGGACAAGCGCCGCAAAGACGAAAGGGCCCTTTTCCTATCATGAGCACGGCAAAGAAGACAGACCCGGCAAAATGGGACAGGATCGTCTCCCAGGTCAAAGCCAGCGGGAAAGGCGGCTCTCCTGGGCAATGGAGCGCCAGGAAGGCCCAGCTTGCCACGCAGAAGTACAAATCTTCTGGGGGGGGTTACAAAGGCCCCAAGAAGGCGGATAATTCGCTCTCACAGTGGACGAAAGAGGACTGGGGAACGAAGTCTGGAAAGCCGTCCACGCAGGGATCCCAAGCAACCGGCGAGCGGTATCTGCCCAAAAAGGCACGAGAGAAGTTAACACCTTCTGAATACGCGGCAACAACGCGAGCCAAAAGAGAAGGCATGCGACAGGGCAAGCAATTTGTCCCGCAGCCAGAATCTATCAAGAAGAAGGTGTGGTGATGACCGTAGCCGCAGTCATGACATACGACAGCTTGGTCGAGGACATCCAGTCGTATCTGGAGCGTACCGATCAGGCCACCCTTGACAAGATCCCCCAGTTCATCATGCTGGCGGAGCAGATTATTGCCGCCGATCTGAAGTTCCTTGGCAATCTGCAAGTGGTCACCAGCCAGATGGTGCAGGGCGAAAACGTGATCGCCAAGCCTGCAAGGTGGAGAAAAACTGTCTCCATGAACGTCACGGTCGACGGCAAGCGCCAGCCCGTGCTCATTCGCGCCTACGAGTACATCCGAGAGTATTGGCCGGACCCCGCTCAGGAGGCGGCCCCGAAGTTCTTCTGCGACTACGACTACGAGCACTGGCTGATCGGCCCGACGCCTGACGTTGCGTACAACTACGAGGTGCTGTACTACGAGCGCGTGCAGCCTCTTGACTCAGCGAACCAGTCCAACTGGTTCACGCAGTATGCCCCCCAGGCGCTGCTTTATGGCTCCCTGCTCCAGGCCATGCCGTTCCTCAAGAACGACGAGCGCATGCCAATGTGGCAGGGCAACTACGACCGCATCATCCAAGTCCTGAAGGAAGAGAACATCACCAGGGTGGCTGACCGTCAGGCGATTGTGAGGGATTCATGAGCTTTACCAGCCCTTTCACCGGTCAGGTGATCCAGCCGACGGACGTATCGTTCCGTGCCATTACCCTGAGCGTCACCACGACCCTGTCCTGGCCGATCAACGGCAGCGACACGGACAATGCTGCCGCCAGGATCATGAACGTCTCGGCCACGGCGGGCAGCCTGCTGCTCAAGATGCCGCCGGCCAATCAGGCATCTGTCGGTCAAGACGCGCTGATCCGCAACGTCGGTGCTACCACCTTCACGGTGGCCGACTACAACGGCAACACCATCGTTGCTGTGGCTTCTGGCGAGGCCAAGTACATCTACATCACCAGCAACGCCACTGAATCGGGCACCTGGGGGGTCATTTCCTTTGGCGTGGGAAGCTCAAGCGCAGATGCTTCGACCCTGGCAGGGTATGGCCTCAAGGCTCTGTCTACGACCCTCAATCAGTCCCATACGGTTCAGACGTTCTCGTCCAATTACACGGCTGTGGCCTCTGATCGGGCTGCCTCCTACGTTTGGACGGGCGGATCTGGAACCTTGAGCCTGACGGGTGCATCGACCCTTGGAAACGACTGGTTCCTGATGATCCGCAACAGCGGAACCGGGGCCTTGGCTGTCAGCCCGGCTTCGGGCTTGATCAACGGCCTTGCGAGCATTTCCTTGCAGCCGTCTGATTCGGCCTTCATCGTCTGCTCTGGAAGCGCCTTCTACACGGTCGGTCTGGGTCGCAGCACGCAGTTCAACTTCACGCAGTTGACCAAGGCGGTTGTTTCTGGCTCGTACACCCTGACCTCGTCTGAAGCATCCAACGTGGTGCAGAAGTACACCGGCACGCTGTCTGGCAACGTGACGGTCACCCTGCCGCAGACGGTTCAGGTTTACTACATCACCAATCAGACCGATGGCGGTGGATCCGGGTATCAGATCACGTTCACCACCGGCTCTGGTGGCGCAACGGCGACCGTTCCCGCCGGCCAGCAGGTTATCTTGCTGTGCGACTCCGTCAACCTGCTCAACGCCTCAACGATTGCCGCTGGTGCTGTCAATTTGTCTTTGGTTGATGGCTCTGTGGGTGCCCCGTCGCTCAACTTCGCAAGCGAGACATCGACCGGCATTTATCGCCCAGGCTCTGGCGAGTTTGGCATCGCCGTGCTGGGTGCGAAGTATTTTGGTTTGACGACCAACGGCTTGTCGATTACCGGCACGGGCATCTTCAGCGGCGGCGTTCAAGGCGGGGCGTTCTAAATGACGCAGAAGGTTTTCTCGCTCGACACGCAGGCTGGAATCCAGCGTGACGGTACCGTTTACGACAAGGTTTTCTACAACGATGGTCAGTGGGTGCGCTTTCAGCGTGGCCGCCCCAGGAAGATCGGCGGCTACCGAGTCATCTCTGACGGCCTGAGCGGGCCTTCTCGCGGCATCTGGGTCAACTCTCAAGACTCGTTCAATTCCATCTTCAGCGGGTACAGCGACGGCCTGCAAGTGCTGGTCATCGACGACAACGGCATCGGTGCCGGCGTGACCAATTTCACGCTGTCCAACTTTACCGCGTCCCCACTGAACCTTTGGCAGTTCGACGGCTTTTACGATGTCACTGGGTCTGGCCTGCAAACGATTGTTGCCCACCCTGGGAAGAATCTTGTTGCGATTGACAGCACCGCCAACACCCCTGTTTTGGCCGGGAACATCAACGGCTCGACCATGTCCAAGGTCGGCGTTTTTACCGACTCGGCAACCACCGTAAGCGGCAACAACGTCATCACCCTGGCCGCAGCAAATCCTTTTGTCGGTGCTGGGCAGACTGTGACCGGTGCGGGCATCCCTGCCAACACTACCGTGGTGTCTGTATCGACGACCAGCGTGACGATCTCCAACAACGCTACGGCTTCGGCTACGGTGACTGTCACGTTCGACAACAACATCTCCGTCTCCGGCGGCGTGGTGTCCCTGCACCCGTACCTGTTCGTGTACGGCAACAACGGCCTGATCCAAAATTGCTCTGCCGGCAACTTGGATGACTGGGTCTCTGCTGACGCCAATGCGAACAACGTGGCCACCGGAAAGATCGTCCAGGGGCTACCCGTCAGGGGTGGCTCTAACGCGCCTTCTGGGCTGTTTTGGAGCCTTGACAGCCTCATCCGCGTGTCGTTCATCGGCGGCACGGGAACCCCTCCCCAATACTGGCGCTATGACATCATCAGCAGCCAGTCCTCAATCTTGTCGTCCCAGTCGGCCATCGAGTACGACGGGATCTACTACTGGTGCGGTGTTGACCGGTTCCTTCTCTACAACGGTGTGGTCAAGGAAATCCCGAACAGCATGAACCAGAACTACTTCTTCGACAACCTGAACTACTCCCAGCGCCAGAAGGTCTGGGTGACCAAGGTACCCAGGTACGGAGAGATCTGGTGGTTCTACCCTCGCGGGGACGCAACCGAATGCACCGACGCAATCATCTACAACGTGCGCGAGAACGTCTGGTATGACGCCGGGCAGGCCCTTGGTGCCCGTCGGTCTGCCGGGTACTTCTCCCAGGTGTTTGCGTTCCCCATCGCGGCCAACTGGGATGCCAGCGAGGCCGAAGCCGTTTTTGTGGACAACTTCAACGAGGTTTCGGGCAGCGAGTTTTTGTACCTTGACACCTACAACACGCAGGCCGCCATAAATCAAGTCATCTCCGGATCGAACATCCCGACCGGCACGACCGTTGTTGCCATTACGTCGAGCAACATCATGACCCTCGGTACGATCACCCCTGGGTCTGGATATGTGGATGCCGTCTACACCAACGTGCCCTTTACTGGTGGCTCTGGGATGGGCGCAAAGGCGACGATTTCTGTCGTCGGTGGTCAGGTGACGACGGTGACGGTTACGGATCGCGGGGCAGGATATGAGATCGGCGACATCCTGAGCGCGAGCAACACCAACCTGGGTGGATCCGGCTCTGGATTCGCAGTTCCCGTGTCGGCGATTTATGCCCAGGCCATTGAGATGTCTGCCGCGGCCACTGCAAGCGGAACGGCCTCATTGACGTTTTCGACTCCCGCCGGGCTGGTTCGTTTGTACCAGCACGAGATCGGAACCGACGATGTCGAGGGCCAAAACGTGTCGGCCATCCGCAGCTACTTCGAGACCAGCGACCTGAGCTTGACCGCCGGGGGCCCGTCTCAGCCTGCCGCTGAAGGTATAAACCGCTGGCTCAGGATTGAGCGGATTGAGCCCGACTTCTTGCAAGAAGGCGAGATGTCGGTGATCGTGACCGGACGGCCTTTTGCTCAAGGGGAGGACAAGGAGTCTGACCCGTACGTTTTTGGCCCGAACACCGGCAAGATCGATATGCGTGAGCAGCGCCGAGAGTTGCGCCTGCGGTTCATCTCTGACGTGGCCGGCGGGAACTATCAACTGGGCAGATTGCTCCTGAACGCCGAGGTGGGCGACGTGAGGCCATATGGCCCTTAATCCGGCTCAGGTCTATGACCCCAGGTATCACACTTTTGAGTCGTGGGCCTGCCTCATGGTCGAGTTGTATGCGGCGCAGCAGCTTTCGATCCCTGACGCAACCACCGACTGGAAGAAGTGGGGCAACGGCCTTGGCGCGATTGACGTGTTCTCCAACGAGGCGATCCCGATGACGGACGACTTCGACAATTGGTATGACTGGGCCCAGGCCCTGGTTTCGGCGGTGAACCCTGCGGTGCAAACAACCTGACGGCAACTGACATGGAATACCAGACAGAGGATCAGGAAGTCCAAGAGGCGAACAGAATCGCCATTGAGTATTTCCGCGGGATCACGAAAACGGAGGAAGAGGCTCAGGAGATGATGGGCAGGCTGGCCCGCGTCCTACAGGACGATGGTGCAAAGCTCGTCCATCTCGGAAATGTTTTGTTCCTGATTTTGGTCAGGAGCGAGGGTGTAGTTGAAGTCCATACCATCGGCGAAGAGAAGCGGCCACGGGACATGGCCAATGATTTCTTGGAGTTGTCCAAGTACCTCAAGAACATCGGCGTGAAGACCGCCTACACCTATGCCGAAGACGAGCGGTTCAAGAAGTTGGCCAAAATGATTGATCTGCCGATCAAGCAGTACAAGGCCGACTACGAGGGCATGAAACTTAACGTGTTTGTGGTGGAGCTATAAATGCCAGCAGCCGTAGTAATGGTAGGTCTCGGTGCCTCTGGGGCACTGACCGCTATTGGCGGTAGTATTGCCACCGCAATCGGCGCATCAAGCCTCGTCGGTACGGCTGCGGCTACCGCAATCGGGGCTGGCGTCGTATCCGGTGGCCTTACGGCGGTTCAGGGCGGTGATGCAAGCGATGTCTTGAAGTCTGCCGTTCTGGGCGGTATATCTTCATATGCCGGGGCCTCCATTGCGTCGTCTGTCGCGTCATCCGTTTCTGAATCCATTCTGAGCAGCGGCACCGAGAGCCTTGTCAGCAAGTCGGTTGCGGATGCTATGGGCCGTGTTGCCGGTCAGGCAGCCAGCGGAGCAGTTGTTTCTGGCGCATCTGCTCTGTTGACCGGCCAAGATCCGGTTGATGCGCTGCTTACTGGTGGCCTTACTGGAGCCCTGTCATCCGGCTTGATGGAGACTATCAATTACGCCGTTCAAGACGTGCCCGGATTTGGCCCTCCTGCAAACGCAATGGAGGCCGCGGCGCAGCGGGCGGCAAAGACTGCACTGGCCACGACAATTCTTTCTGGCGGCAACGTAGAGAGCGTTGCACCAGCCGTTTTGAACTCGTTCATCGGTTCTGGCGCAGAGGCGATGGCCAGGGGAATGCGCGATCTTGGCTCGACCACCCAGACCGCAAATGATGAATACAAGGCTGCCCGAGCAGAATTTTCGGATGTCCTGTCTCAGCAGGAAAAACTGGTTGCGGAGTACAACCAAGGCATAAAGCCGCTGCAAGATCAGTACGCTGAAATCCAAGACCTGTCGAAGCAGTACGAGGATCTGGCCAACAAATACAACAACTACGATTCTTTGTTTGCAGGCGGCGTTGATCAGGACGGCAATACTGCGCCAGTAAAAGCCGATCTTTACAACGAAGCAATTGCTCTTGACAGCAATATCGCCAAAATTTTTGAAAGCTATCAGAATCGAGAAGAAGTAGTTCTTGCGTCTCTTGCTCCATTGAAGGATCAGATTACTGCTTTGCAAGACAGAATACCTGATCTGCAAACCAATTTTCAGGAGAAGGAATCCAACCTCACAAAGGCCATTGATGCATTCAATGCCGCAGAGGCTGAGAACGCTGAGATTGCGAAGAAGACACTTGGGGATATCACCACCGCAAGCGAACGCTACAGGGAAAAGTTTGGCGAAGACCCGACACAAGAAATCCTGGGCAAATATATTTCCAGCGGAGATATATTGGATGCGGTTGACTTTGACATTTACAAGTCCGATCTGAACCCGCAGCAGCGTGCTGCCGCAGAATGGCAACGCTACCTTGAGAGCCTGGAAAACAAGCCGGCAGAATTAAATCTGCCCGGATCAACGATTGATGTCGGAGAGTACTGGAACGAGTACAACCAGAACCTCAAGCGCATCATGGATGAGGGCGGGTACACCAGCCAGTGGCAGGGTATCAATGGGGACCGCGTCTTTGTCAACGACGACGGGACGGCCATCGGTATCAACCCAGAAGGCAGGACATATTCGCTGTCTGAGTCCCAGGTTGAGGAGATGGTTGAAAACGCCCTCCTGAACACTCAGGAGTCGGGCTACTTTTCCGCAACCGGTGGCACGGATACAGCCCCAGGCGGGTACAACCGATGCGGCAACGGGTTCCATTGGGACGAAGCCCGTCAGATGTGCATTCCGGACTCTGACGAGCAAAAGGAGTCGCAGGAGTGCCCTGACGGGTTTGTCTTCGACCTCAGCACTCAGTCTTGCGTCCCTGTAGGCTCCTCGCCCAGCAGGGGAGGTAGTGGCCAGTTGATGCCTTCCGCCGGCAATTTTGCCGGTGCAGCAAGCGCACTCAATTTCCTGTTTGGCCCCCAGTCGTCAGGCTCTATTCCTGCGTCAACTGCTGACAAGCCGATGCAAAAATCGGGGTTGCCGATATATGGAAAAATGGATAAATTTGAAGGGCCTTTGGAAGATTTTCTTGAAATGGTTTCCGAGGGATCGTATGTCAATGAACCGGCTCAACAGCCGCAGCAGGCAAACAACATGAACATGCCAATACAACCAGACCGCCTTGATCAGCCCTTCGGGTATTTCAATTACGGTCAAGAGCCCAACATCGATAACACCCTGGCTTCATACGACCAGAGCCCTCAGAATTTCGCTCAGGCCAATTATTTTGGGCAGCAGATGCAGGCCAAGGCGGGTGGCCTTGCAACGCCTCTGATGGCCGCAGGGGGCACAACTCGATACGGCAAGTATGCCGGTGGTGGCCTGAACGTCATCGAGCATGCTGGCAAGCAGCGCCTGGACTTCCGCGAGGGTGCTGCGGTGACCGGGGAGGGTGACGGCCAATCGGACGACATCCCGGCCATGCTTGCAGACGGCGAATTTGTCTTCCCGGCTGACGTTGTTGCTGCTCTCGGAAATGGCTCAACCAAGGCCGGAAGCGATAAACTCTACGACATGATGCACGCGATCAGGGCGCATCACAGAACGGGCGATCCAGAAGACCTTCCACCGCCGGCCAAGAAGTCGCCGCTGGACTACCTCAAGAAACCCAGCAAAGCAAGGGGATAAGCATGTCACTCACTCAAGGCTCTCCGCTCCCAGACGTCAAAACGACGACGATCACTTCTGATCGGGCCCCTGATTACTACAAGGACTACCTGACGACCCTGAGCCAAGCAGGCCAGACGGCGATGGGCCGCACTGGCGAGGAAAGCGTTGCTGGCTACGATCCCTTGCAGGTTCAGGGCTATGGTGCTCTGCCCGGTGCTGCCGAGGCCTACAAGCCCGGCTTGACTGCTGCGCAGCAGACTGCATCCAGGGCATCAGCGGGCATCACCCCTGAGCGCATCCAGGCGCTCATGAACCCGTACACGACCAATGTGGTCAACGAGATGGAGAGGCTGTCTCAGCAGAACCTCCAGAGGAATATTCTGCCGACCATGAAGGCCGCTTTCGTCGGTACTGGTGGGCTGGGCAGCAGAGGATACGGCGGTGCCCTTGGGCAGTCGATTGCGGACGTTCAAGCCAACCTGACGGGCCAGCAGCAAGCAGCCCTATCCAAGGGCTTCAGCGAGGCCATGAAGGGCGCTTTGGATGAGGCGCAACTGCAAAATCAGGCCGCTCGCACCCAGGGCGAGCTTGCGAAGATTCAGCAAGACCTTGATCTGACCGGTGTTGGGGCGCTGACCAAAGCTGGTGCAGAGCGGCAGGCTTATCAGCAGAGCATCCTTGATGCCCCGCTCAAAACGGCAACGGCTGGATCTGGCCTCCTGCGTGGCTACACGGTTCCCACCTCGAAGACCGAGACGTTTGTCGGCCCGAAGGCTGGCGTTTATTCTCAGTCGCCTCTGGCGTCGATCCTTGGTATCGGCAGCATGCTCGGCGCTGCCGGTCAAGGCTCTCTGCTGGCTTCTCTCGGCTCCGGTATCGGCAGGGCGTTCTCGTCCAGCCCCGGTTCCCCAGGCTACAACTATTACGACCCAAATAATTATGGCGAGGCTTCTTTTGAGCAGCAGGATTTCCTAAATCAGGCTTTGGCTGGGAACTCTCCTCTCAACTACAACGACTTTGTCAATTATGACGTTTATAATTAAAAGGATTTAATTATGTCCAAGACTGGATCTCCGCAAACGACATATTTGGCTGGCGATGATCCTGAAACGATTGCTGCCAACAGGGCATATCAAGAGGCGCTGACAAGGCTGACCGATTCCCTCAACAGCCGCAAGAATCGACTTTTTGACCCTGTGCTGCTTGCTGCTGCGCAGGGATTTCTTGCGCCCACTCAGACCGGCAGCTTCGGTGAATCTCTGAGCAACGCGGCAGCAAAAATAGGGGCAGCCGAGTCTGCCGCCTTCAAGGAGCAGCAAGAGCTTGATGAGCAAAGACTTTTGCTGGCCTCTCGCGGCCTTGATGTGCAGCGTCAAAAATCGCTTCAGTCGATGGCCTTGAGGCAACTACAAGGCGGGCAGGCTGGGGCACCATCCGGCGATCAGGCCGTCAGCGGGCAAGGAATTCAGATTGCCCCCCCTGATCCAAATCGCATGACCGGCGAAAAATATTACCGAATGGCGATTGCTCAAGGCATTCCGCCAGCCGAGGCAATGAAGGGTGCTGCGCAGATTGATAAAGACAATATTCAGGTCAGAGAGAACGGTGTTTTTTATGCCACCACAGGGATTTTTTATCCCTACAAGTACGAAGAAGTTGAGTTGCAGCTTTTTGGTCGTACCTACAAGGTGCCTCAATTAACTGCTCTGGAGCTTTCAAACCTTGCCAGGAGGGGTGACGTAGAAGGGTGGAACAAAAAGGCTAGGGAGGCGATCAGAGACTTCTCGTCGAGCGCCGCCGCGCAACCTGCCGCACCGAGCGCCGCTGCTCAACCTGCTGCACCGGGCGCTGCTGCGTTGCCCCCACAGGCCGCCGCTCAAGCTGCCGCTCCTGTCGCACCTGCTGCTGTTCCTGCCGCGGTTCCTGCTGCCCCCGTGGTGCCGGCAGCGGCCCAAGTCGCGGCTGCTGCACAACCTGTTGATAGGCCTGTAGCCGCAGAATCGGTGTTTCCAAGTAAAGATGCTGCTTTTAGCAATCCAACGAGAGCCGTTTCTGAAGATGAGGCCAACTCTATCAACAGG